GCTCGGGGGTAAAGGCACCTTTGTCTACCAACATACGGATAGTGACTTCGTCCGGGGTAGGTGCGTCGGCATCGGAGAATCCGTGGGCACGTCTCCATGCTGAGTAGGACACAGCGCCTTTGTCAAACCCAGAGTCAGCGTCAGCTGCACGGTCATTCCGAGTGGAGACCGCAGAGGGGTCATACCAAATCGTAATCCGCTTTACGTCCTCGGGGGCGTGGCCGTTCGCTATAAGATAGGGGCGCAAGTAGACAACGGTGAGTGCGTCGACGATGAGCAACATAAGGGGCTCAATGTGCGCCTTGTACAAGCTCTCGTCAATTTGGAGGGCGTTAGAGTACTTCACGTTTGCCATGCCGGATACAACATCTTTGGGGACGTCAAGGCCCTGCATGATGCGCTCGAGGACGCGGTCGGCACGAGTGGCCAACGCAGGGTCAAAGGAACGCTCAAACTTGAACTGCTTGATAGCTTCCCCGAGCTCAGCAGGTCCACGAATAATCAAGGGGACAACAGCGCTGGCAGACTCCTCATCACTGATAGGAGTTGTCATCGCGTCAATCAGTTGCTCTTCAAACTCGTCTTCCGCTTCTTCAGCTGTGAACCCCTCTCCGACTCCATCCTCAGAATCGTAAGGCTGGTCAGAATCACCTTGAGCAGCCACAGAGAGGCCATCAGGAAGATAAAGCGCCCCAGCGTTGAGGCGAGAGCGAGCAGTAGCACGGAATGTCCTGTTCAGTAGAAGGAGTTCGGCACAGTTGTGGACTACGAGACCGTCTGCAATAAAGTTTTCCGTGTCAGGCACCGTCATGTCCCAAACCGTGGCTTCACCGTCAGGAACAATTGACTTAACTGAGGAAACAACAAAAGGCTGGTCTAAAGAAAGAAGCTCTTTAGCGGACTTGTTCCTTCGCATGGGCAAATCGCCACGTCGATTAGAGGTATTTCCGTACATTTCGAACCTGTGCAATGCCTTAGCATTCAAAGTAGGCCTTGTGTTCCCAGCTATGTACATTACTTCAGGGCGCTCCTGTGTCTGCACACTGCTAACCCTGTCTCCGTGCATAATGTGCATGGCACGCACTTGGGACACAAGACTAAAGCTTGCAGAGGAGTATGAATGGTAGCCCTTAGATTTTGCCCCTCCCGAACCATCGGCTTCAAAATAACCTAAAAGAAAGGATTTTTGAACATCGGTAGGAGACGCCCAAATGAGCTCAGGCACTGTTTTCTCGTATGAGTAGACGCCAAGGCCTAGAGAGCGCATATCTGAAGTAAGTGCTTCAGACTTAACTCTAAAGTTTCCCCCCTGATGGAAAAAGTGGTCGGCATTCCAGTAGTCCTGAGCAATTTGAACAAGCCTGCTGCGAACTGTAGGGTCGAAGTCTGCAACATTCAGGCAATTCTTGGTGTACTTCCCCCGGTGAGTGTGTCCGTCGCCTGTGACTTGCCCAATAAACCACGCAACATCCTCGTTTATTTCAACACCAGATGGCAAAACCTGCATGTCGTAAACAGGGGTCCCAGCGGTCTCGAAAGAGATAAGCATGTCACCCTTAGAGAGCTCATCAACACGAACATATGAAAGCTCGTATTTAGCACTAACACCTTTTTTAGTGGCTGGGTTTGAGTCGCGCAGAACAAGAACAGGGTGGTTGCCCGTGGCACGAATTGAACGACCTCGAGAAGATACTTTATAGACTGGCTTGACACCCGTAGACCACACACGGGAAGCCATAGACTGCACCAGCTCGCCAGAGTCTGGGTTCCGAGAGTAAACTAAATCGCCTGCAGAAACATTTTCAATAGGTACAGCGCCTCTAGGTGTGTACACCAAGGTACCCTCAGCGAGACACATGTCTAATAGACCGCGCAGGCTCGAGTCGGCTTCGTCAGAGAAGCGGGGGTGCGAACGCCAGATGCGTCCGATAAAAGCTTTGTTCCCTAGAGGGATAAGATTCCCATTCGCGCCGGACCCCCCCTGAGCCTGTTCGCGTCGACCGATAACGTTGTAGCCCCCGCGGGAATCAGGAATAATCTCATCAACAGAGCGGATGTCCCAAGACTCGGGGACTCCAGACGCCGGTTTAGCGGGCATCTGCACCAGGTAACACTCACCGGCAACAGAAAGGTTGAGGGCTGCGTCTTTCAGCAATCCGGGCTGTCCGCCGTATGCGGAATTCAGACGGTCCAGGGCACGCTCAGCAGCGGAGGCTAGGGTTTCCTCGACGACTGTGGACTCTTTTACGGCAATAGGAGCCTGAGCTGGGTTGTCAATAGCAGCCGCGAAGATGCGAATGCGGGAGACAACGGAGGCAACCAAGTTGAAGGCGTACTTAATCTCACCGATGGCGTCGTAGTACTCCCAGGCTTCGCCTTGCCAAGCGGAAGACGAAGCGGAGCGACGTTGCTTAAACTGCTCAAATTCGACTTTGTCGTTCGGCTTTACGATGGAAGCCGCGGCGGTCAAGGACCGGGGTGAGTTAAACGGTACAACAACGGGGGAGTTGAAAAATACTGCGGAGGCTGGGGTGGCAACGCGGGGAGCGCGAACAATCTGAGTCGAGGTCGTCATCGAGGGCTTTACTTTCGCGGGCCTTGTGCGAACGGCTTTTGCCTTCGGCAGAGGAGCTGGAGGCTCTTCTTTACTAAATATTCCCATTAGGGGTGCTCCTCGTCAATGTTGCGGAATACAAGTTATTTATGCTCGTATGCGGTCAACAGTCCTGCAATGGCCGACAGCGCGAAAGGCACTGCGACTATAACAACTACTGTACTAAGCATAGCTGATATAAATAACAATGATGCCACCCATATTGACAAACACCATTCGCACGTCAATAAGTAGCCAAGCTTGCTGGTCTCGGGTGGGAACCGGCGCCAGAACAGGTTTCGTGGGGTCTCAAAGATGATGTCAGTCGTCATCAGACGTGTGACTCTGAATGTCGCCAACGCAAGGATTACGAGGCTCAGGGCGTCCATCACTCGGTGGGGTCCTCACTTGACATCATAATATTTCCGTAGGGATTCCATGTCCTCAAGCGAGAGCCACAGCCACAGTTCTCATCCTTGGTAAAGGCTAAGATTTTCCCGGACTCAGTCACTGCGTGAGACATCTTGCCCTCGTGGGATTCCTGAATAATTCTCTCGCGGAAAACAAGATTGGGCCCAGTAGGAGAGTCGTTGGCAATCATAATTGTGTCGTTGAGAATCACAATCCGACAGCGGTCAAGAAACCTTGTGCCCTGGGGGGCGTCGCCGTGCATGGTGAGCGAGGTGAAGTCCGCCAGAGATTGCGGGGGCGCTAGGCGGATGATTGCAGGGAACACGTCTACGCGCTTCACGTGGTGAACTCCGAGGGGACGTAGAAAGTGTCCCAGCCAAAAGTTTCGCGGGCGATGGGGAGGGGGATAATCATGGGCTCCGTTCGAGTAGAGGTGGGAATGTAGTCGACAACCGACTGCATAGAAGATGCACGGGCTGCAAGCGCCCACTCCTTTTTGGACGTCAAAGACTTTATGGGAAACGCCATGGGGAACTCGGAGTCCTCGGAGGTCATTGTTTCCAGGAAGCGTGCCTGGCTAGACTTCCGGCTGTCGGGGTTGCGCCACACGACGATAGCCAACTCGTCTTCGTTGTAGGAACCGGACGCTGTCTTATAGGTTTTCATTTACTCAACCGCCTTGCCATAGCCCTGTAGGAAACCCCGGCTGCTTCAGCAATCGCAGCCGTCGGAACCCCCATGGCACGGAGTGCAGTTGCCATGGCTGTGAGGTCACGGTTTGCCTGGGCCATAGGGGAGTTGGCGAGAGTGCGGGCTCGGTAACGATTGGCTAGCGTGGCGAGGTTCTTTAGGGTGTCTTTCATAGCCGGGGGAACTCCCGGGGACACGGAACGAACACGGGGGGCACTCTTAGTGGGGACGGAGGTTGTCAGACTGCGGGGAGGAGGCGCGGGGATAGAGCGGTGCTGGATAGTGGAGGGAGCACGCTTCACCCAGAAGTGGACGGTTGTCTTCGGACGCTTTGGGTCGAGACTGTCCCCAAGGATGGAGAGGGACCACCCAGACTCCCAGAGGGCACGAAGGCGAGCCTCAGAGTCAGGGCGCGAAAGGGACTTGATGAACACTACTTCATCTTTAGGCAACAATTTCTTTTCCACTGTCTTATTGTACCGGACAGCACCGGTGTCGTTCAGAGCCGAGGAGTCCAAAGAATCTTGTACGGCAAGGACGATTTAGTGAACCTTTTAGTAAAAATGACTTTGGGCGCTGAGTTAGAAGTGCGTTGTGTAAGGGTAAAAATGAGATTGTTTCGGCATTTTTTTATATACCCTCGGGGGTATCCAAACTGAGTGAATCTCATAGGCTCAAGGCACCCTGCCAGGGGCGAGAATCCTGGGGGCGCGGTAGGCGATAAAAATAGTTGTCACTAGTTACTGAGGGACACATAAAAAGCCAATTAGCTCACATGCCAATTTTAGGCACTTAGGGGCGAGTGTGGGCGAGTGTGGGCGAGTGTGTGGCTCTGTGTGTACCCTGTGTAGCTCTGTGTGTACCCTGTGGGGGAGTGGGGGAGTGGGTGGGACAATTAGGCAGGGTGGGGGCGCTAGGCGCTTAGACAGGCTTACAGGGGCTCTCAGGGGTGAATTAGCTCTGAGCCTAGGTGCATGGGTGAAGTGTCTTATTTTGGCCTATCCGCATGCCTAGGCGGTATGGGTGCCTAGGGTGGCGCGAGTGGGCGCGAGTGCCTAGGGTGGCGCTGTAGCGCCCTAGGGGCGCGAGTGGGCGCGAGTGAGTGCCTAGGGTGGCGCGAGTGGGCGCGAGTGCCTAGGGTGGCGCTGTAGCGCCCTAGGGGCGCGAGTGGGCGCGAGTGAGTGCCTAGGGTGGCGCGAGTGGGCGCGAGTGCCT